ATCCAGATAATATACTAGCTCCGTCATGGTTTATTCTTAACACTCTTCCGACATCTGTTGATGCAAAGAGACTTACGGAAGCCGTTACTGTTATTGATCCAGTAGTTCCACTTGGTGTTAATGTCGCATCAGTTAAATTCTCAGCCTGATAAGGACCGTCTAAATTCGCAACCTCTTCGATAGTCCAAGTAACATTATCAGATCTCGATATCTTTCTAGGCTGATAACTCTCACTAGCTACGAATAATACATCGTTAGACTGAGCAAAGCTTAAACCTTCTAAATCATCATCACCCCAAGGAGTATCGATAATTACGTGCTTATTAGCATCTCCCCCTGAAGTATATGCAGTATAACTAGTGCCATCTATGTTATTCCCTAGCATATCTGTCAGCTCAAAAGTACTAGCAGTTTTATTAGCTACTTTATACTCCTTGCCATTTAGTTCAACCATTCCCCCAATGCTACTAAGAGTAACAACATCACCGTTGTCATACCCATGAGTAGCAGCTGTAATAACAACAGGGTTAGCTTGGGTCGCTCCTGTAATAGTGACATCATCCTCTGTGACAAATCCCTCATTTCTTAATACTCTTATTTTATTAGGCGAAAATTCGAGGGTATATGAGGTTTCATTATTATATACAAACTTCTGCAATCTTACACCTTGTAATTGATCTAAGACCTCTCCGATATATCTAGTTCCAGGTCGCTTACTTATACCGCCTTGTTGACGAATAAGAAAGTTATTCATCTGTTCTACACCATCAGCGTATTGTTGGATATCAGTCCTACCTCGAAGTAGTGGACTAATCTCTCCAGATGAAAAAGCGTTCTTTGTAACCTTTACTCTCATACTGTTGGTTTAGGATAAGATGCAGGATAACCCCCAATTAATCTAGCATTCAAGAAATCTGTAGCTTCAAATCCTTGTTGTCTACGTTGTCTATTGTTGGATGAGATAGCTTTCTGGAGAGTCTTGTTATATACCTCTTCCATTCTGGCTACTGTTTGATTGTCATTAGTAATTAAGTAAGCAATGTCATGAGCTAGATAAGCTGAGATCGCTTCGTTTACTAATGGGTCTAATAAATTAAAGTCTGTGATATTTGATACGTAGATAACCTCTAATGTGTTTCCATCGAACAATATCTTACCGCCTTCGAGTGCGTAGTCCGTATCCTTAAACTCTGGCTCTACAGTTACGATCTTCAGACAATCCGAAGGTATCTGGAACTCGTTGGAATACTTAAATGCTGGTGTAGTGGTTAGTGCTGCTAGTGTTACTCTCTTTATAGATCCATGAAAATAAGACGTATTTAAGACAACTTCTTTAGCATTGTCGATTCGCTCATTACAGATCCTAGCTGCCTTATTATTTGTATCTGTGATGCTGGTAATTAAGTCTTGCCCTAACTTAACTAACGCTCCGTTCGCTATGCTTGTCTTACTTGCCATAATATAAACCTATATAAAAAAGGGGAAGAGACAAACAGAATCTCTCCCCCAGTTGACATTAATATGAGTTTTCCCTAGTGGAAATTATTCTTCTGAATACTCAACGATGATTGAAACATCACCAGCTGCGTCAGTAGTAACTGCTGCTGTCTGTGTGATCGCAATACGTAATGGAGTTCCAGGATCTTCTGGTAATCCAGCATCTTCCCAAACGTAATTACTTACTGCGTTGATATCTCTAGCTTCGAAAGCATATTCAGTAAATCCAGTTGCAGCTTGGAAACCAGTAACAACTGTAGCATAACAATCCTCATCGATTACCGCACCAGCTGCATAGCTAGTAGCAGTAGAATCAGTGAATGATTGCTGACCGTTGTATAGTCCAACATTAACAAGTGAATCTGTTCCTGCGTCTAAGTCGTCATTAGCGATCTTAATAGAAACGATCTTAGCATTACTTGGCACTTCAGCCAAATAAACTACGTCACCGTCTGCATCGAAATCTCCGTCTGCGACTGCTGCTGTATCACGAAAGATTCGAGACTTAGCGTTAATAGTTCCTCTTTCAAGACGCTGGCGTGGTTCCGCATCCATAAGAGTAACGATTGCTCCTTTTGTAGTAGCCATAATATATTACCTCCTGTTATTTAGTTGGGTCACATTTGATCTCTACAACTTTCTCTTCCCACATGCGAACTGCACCAGCACACATTTCAGCGAGAACTTGATAATTGTAAAACTTATGTGGAATTTGTTCAACCTTAGCAGAGATGTCAGAAGCTACTGCCATTTTAACAGCAGACTTTGGCATAACGATGATACGGTCATAAGAATTAGTGTCCTGCAATACACGCTCAGTTCGGCAAAATTCCATTCCTAAGAATGTGTTAAGCTCACCATTTACTAAAGCACGAACAGCATTATAATCAGCAGAAGTTACCTCAGTAGTTCTAAGTAATGCATTCTCAGCAGATGCGTTCAATACTACTACAGGAGTTTCACCTTCCATAATAGCTTCAGCAGCTCTAAGTTTCTTTAATGCTTCACGAAGCTTTCCGATAGTAAGATTACTAGCAGTTGATCCGCCACCTTCTACGAAATCAACACCAATTTGTTGAGCAGCAGGAAGAGATACTGAAGTAGATCCAGTCTTACCAGTGTAAGCAGTTCCTAAAGCAGCATTAATGATGATATCATCTAATTGACGACCTAAAGCATATACCGCAGTGCGAACATACTCAGAAGTCGGATCAATAATCATACGAAGCTTATCTTCTTTATCGATCATATCAGCATGATAGAAGTCCTCGAAAGAAACTCTACGTCTGCTATGTGGAGTGTCAGAGTAAGTCACATCAGCGTGTCTTGCTCCTTTAAGTTTAGCATTAACCGTACCTACACGATCAAAGTATTTATATTCAGCACCCATCGGATCTTCAGTTACGTATTTACGTAAACGTGATCCCATTTGCTGGAATTGAAGTTCAACATTCGCAGAATATTGTTGTGCGAATGCCGTAGTTACTTGTTGAGACATTGTATATCCTATTTTGAATTAAAATTTGGTTTATTGGTCTGCTATCCTCGATTTAATTCGAAGAGAGCTACCCCAAAAATAGGACAATCTTATGTTGAATCTTCACATAGTGAGGACAAACTTAAATTAACTTTTATTCATAAGTCCATATCTGTCAACTAAAAAGCCCCACTAAAAAAGTGAGGCTTCATGACAATGACGTGTAATGAATAAATTAACCAGCAGCTACTTTATGTAAATCAGTCCATTTCTGAACAGCAGCTTTATGTCCTGGATTACTTACATCTGTTAATGCTCCAATGAATTGTCCGTCCAATTTAAGCTGATCTATCTCCGACTTAGCACTAATAGGATTGGTCCATGAGCTAGATTGTAATGTTCCTTTAAACTCAGAATCATCCATCATAGCATGTCCAGCATTAGCCAGTAATTGAATTAAGTGCGGATCGTTTCCATACTTCTCTTGGACTAATTCAACTGCATCAGACGGAAGAAGTTTGTTAAGTGCTGCACTAGAAAGCTTTAGGTTAGTTTCAAAATCCTGTCCCCACTCTTTCTGTAAGACTTCCCTTGCGTTAGCTTCGTTAGCTGAGAACTTATCTTCGATACTTTGAGATAAGTTGACCTCCCTTTCAGCGATACTTTGAAAAACTTGACTTGCTTGTTGTTTACTAAGTCCAGCTTTATGAAATGATTCTGCAAGTGATTTCTTATCATCGTCTGCGAATTGAATTGTATCTGAGTTAAAACTAAGCTCATAGCCCTCATAAGATTCAGGTCTACCAATCTTACTGTAAAACTCATCCCATTCCGACTGTTGCCAATCTTCACTAGGTAGAGATACTTTAGGCTTTCCTAATACCTTCTCTAAGTTGACTACTTGTTTAGCTAGATCATTTACATCCTTCGCATTAGAGATAGATGCACTAGACCTATACTCCTCACTAATTCCCGACATCCAGTCTTTCTCACTAGATGCGATAGAAGCACCCTCATTAAGTAAATTACCTTGAGGTTCTGCTTGTTGTTGTTCTGCTACTGGTGCTGTTTCACCCGATTGTGTAGCTGTCGATTCCACTGTTTGTTCTTCGCTCATTCTTTAATGTTTTTATTTTTGCTTCACTTCTACGCTCAAACTCTGCGTCTGGCGTATTGATAAAATCCTTGATCCTTAATAAAGTATTACGGACACCCTCATTCAGTGCCGTCCCTTGAGGATCACCCTTTACATAGGTCGGTCTATTGTAATAACAAAGGTCTTCAAGAAGTTGCATAGCCAATTTACCATTCCTCCCTTTGAAGATTCTTTTGAATGCTTTCTTTGCTTGTTCTGTGTCTCTGATTTTTTCAACTTTTTCCTCTATTGCTATACTCATATTGGTTGTTCCATACTCCTAGCTTGAGCAAGGTCTTTAATCGCAGACGCTTCTAGTGGTGCATTTTCTACAGCCATCTGTCTAGCTTGGGTGTCTGCTTTAGCTTGTCTAAGCTCTTGTATTTGTTCTGGTGTTCTAGTAGCTTTCGTGGATATGTCAGCCCACTGAGCCATTGAAATTGCAAGTTCATCAGCATCAATAACATCGGTAACATTCTCATCTAACTGAGCAAGTAAACCTAGTTCTTCGATATAACGTCTAGCGTTTTGACCTTTAACTGAGAACTGAGCTTTAGCAGCAGGAGAAGTATATTTAATCTCTAATGTGCCTAACTCTACATCTGGTTCTGGGAACTTACCTTGCTCTGCCATGAGATTATAAGTTCTAGTAATTAAAGGACCATAAAGTTCTACCTGTAATCTGCCTAACATTGGTGACATCATACGTAGTTTCTCATCACGCTCATCCGCAACCTCGAAAGCTGTCTGACGCTCGTTCTTTCTTTGACGTAATAACCAATCGACATGAAAGGCTTTATTAATTTTATCCTCTAACCTTGAAATAGTATAATCAACCCAATCTAACCTACCGCCAGTTTCTACAGGATTAATAGGAGCTGAACCTGGTTCTTTCCAAATAATACTACCACTACCTGTAGCTATATCTCCTATGATAGAATCATCCTCAATCTCTAAACTAGGATTAATCTGCTGATCACCTTTCATTAATACCTGTCTCTGAACAGCATTAATACATCTTACATCGTGAAGTGCAGTTCTTCCAGGTGATCTACCGTAAACTTCTCCAGCTAGTTTAGTCCATCTTGGAACATGATAAGGGAACTCATCAAATCCACCTCTACTAAGAATACCACCATCTTTACTTATTCCATCATCAAGACGTTTACAGAACCAGAAGGATACCCAGTTTTTACTCTCGGATAACTTCTGTCCTGTCTCGTCCTCACTAGGGAATACAGAATGGGCTATAGTAAGCTTGTCATTCTGACGCATAGTTTTGATCTTCTCATTCTTCTTTGCGTCTGGAAATCTTTGCAATACCTGACGAACCGTCATTTCCATTTCTCGATATAAAGTATCTACTAATCCTAAATGGTTCTCTCTAATATAACAACTAGCTAGGGGTATCGTTCTAAATACTAATTGATCTCGTTTAATATCATACTCCTCATAGATTACTGAAGTACCTAACGCTCCGAGATCTAAATACGCTTCGTGCATCGACTGATTAAAACCGACATTAGGTTTAGATAGCTCTCTAAATATAATATCACTAACCGTCTCTAACCACTCACGAACACTCTCATCTTCCATAGATGCTTGATCCTCAGTAGTTAATGAAAACCATCTATCAGTCGGAGAAGTATTGTAAGTATGTAAGCCAGATGCAAATTGCTCTAATGCCCATAATGCAGTTCCATCATAGATCTCAAAATGCCTAGACTCACCTCGAACTAACTCTCTCAGAAAGTCAGATGTGCCA